AGCACCGGACCTAGCAGTAGCACCCATAGATGGGATGTATGTATCTAAAATGCTAAAAGTAGCAGCGGCAGTTAAGCCAATTAAAATAATTTCCTCAATATTCAAAGAACGTTTAGGAATAGCGTAAGCAGCAATAGCAACCATCAAACCCTCGACAAGATACTTAATTATTCTTTTAACAAGTTCACCAACGTTAATTAATCCTTCCATTATAATAAATAAAAAGAAAAAAAATATATATTTGCGATAAAAAACTTAAATAATTTGCTTTAATTAAAGTAAAATGAATCATTCTAAAGAAAGAAGTTCTAAAAAATCTGGGTTTGAAAAAAAAATGAACAATGGAAAACAAAATCCTAAATATGTTGACTTACTTGAAGAAGATAAACCAATTGCTGGACAAAAATTCGCATGTGTTTCTTTTGTTTCTCCTGAAAATGTTTTAAAACAAAAAGAAATTTTCTTTTTCGAAGAATTCCTAAAGAAGTGGGATTTAAATAAATCTATGGAAAAATTTGTTCAGTTTTTAAACTTTGTTTCATATAAATATAATATGTCTTTTGATGACTTAACTAATGATTTTAAAGAGTTTGTTAAGGAGGAAAAGGAAACACTAAATAAAACAAGTATGAGAGACGAATACAAAACTTTTCTTGATAATAATGAGGAAGAGCTAGAGAAAGCATTTGGTATTAATAATCAGTTTCAGACTTCTACAAGAGGATTAAAGATTAGAGGAGTGTATCCAACTTTGGAGGAGGCTGAATTAAGATGTAAAATGCTAAGAGAAATTGACCCTAATCACGATGTGTATGTTGGTCCTGTTGGACTATGGATGCCTTGGGAACCTGAGGCATATAAGACCGGTCGTGTTGAATACATGGAAGATGAATTGAATCAATTGATGCATGAAAAGACCAAAAATGAGTCTAATGCTAAGTCTGCTTTTGACCAACGAGTTAAGGAAACAAAACAAAAGGCAATCGAAGAAAACATTAAGAATGCTGAAAAGTCTGGAAATACACTAACTCAATCAATTGACAATGAAGGTAATTTAATTGGTGTTACTAATTCTAGCACATCTTTTTCAAATGATAATGAAACAATTTCAGCTGCTGATATTCGGTCTGAACTTTTTGAAGGAGAGAACATTGTGGTTGGAAATACTGACCATGGACAAAGTGAGCTTATTAGCGGTCCTTTTGCTACCAAAAAGGATTAATAATACACTTTTAATAATTTATTAATTATTTTTATTAAATATTTTTTTAATAAAAATATATTTATTACCATTTTGTTTTTTTTACACTAATTTTGGGACCTTGCCCTCGTTTTTTTACTGAACCTGGGTCATATTTTTCTTCCTCATCGTCGGAATTACAACCTTTTGATAATTCCCAAAATTCTTTAGAGCCTAGTTTAAAATCATTATGATTCTCAGCTTTATACCAAAATACTTGTTCGTGTAATTTGTTGGATTTTGCATTATTATTAATAACTAAGCATTCATAATTTTCAGTACATTGGTCCATTACTTGACTAAATGCCTCAAATGTTGGAAACATACCCGCATAATTCTCATAAATTCTTTTTCTATTAGCAATATATGGCTCTCTTAAAATAAAAACATAATCAATATTAGTGCGAAGAGTTGGTGGAACACCAAGTGGATATTGCATTGTAATAATTAACATTACCTTCCAATGTCTGCCATTCATAAATAAAAGTCGCATCATTTTATCGCGCGCCCAGGTATTATCATACAAGCAATCATCTAAAATAACAAAGGCTCTTGGGTCTATTGTGGTGCGTTTATATGTTTCCATTTCTTTTTTAACTTGTTTTAAAACAGTTCGTTGTCGTTTTAAAATATTCTCAATAATAGCAGTATTATACTCATTATGAATAAATAGCTTAGGCACCATTTTTCCATAAAATCCGTTTCCTTCTTCTGTCCCAGCAATAACAGTCCCAATAGGAATTTCTTGATGATAGTATAATAAATCTCTTACTAAAAATGATTTACCGGTGTCACGACGTCCTATTAAAACTACAACTGGACCTTTTGCCTCATTAGCCTTAAAACTAATATTTTTCATATCAAATTTTTTTAACTCAAGTGTCATATATATTATTATAAATTTTAAAAAATAATATATATACGCATTAATATAATATTTTGCTATACTTTTAAAAAGTATATAAATTATATTTAATAGCAATAAATAAGTTTAAATAATAGAGAATTTATATATTAAATAGCTAATGATGGTTGACGTAAATTATCAAAAAAGAAAAAATTTGGAACTTTTTAAAAGTTTAGAAAGTTCAAAAACATTGTTTCTCTCTAAAACACAAAATTATATTCCTATTTATAAGAGATTTTTTTCATTGAATGAAAAAAATTGGAATAGTATCAACCTAAATAATAAATGGTATATTTCAAGTATTAAGGAAAACGACGAAGAAAATTGTAATTTATTTGAATGCAAAATTAAAAATATAAATACACAAAAAACAAAAGATAAAGATGTATTTTTTAAGTTAGCACCTCTTTTGGACCCATATAAATACTTAATTGGAAAATACGATATTACTAATAAAGATTTATTTAACTTACCTGATATTAATTCTAATGAGTCATGTGTTAATTCTAAAATTTTAGATTGTAATAATTCAGCATATGTTGATGGATTTTTTATATATTTATCTAGTAATTTAAATCAATCCAATAATTTTTTACACGGCTTAGACTATTATGGTTCATTTCTTTCTATTAAAAATAATTATAAACTGAATGTATTTGATGATTTAGAGTATTTAACCAATTCTGATTTTTTTAATAAAAATAAAAATATATTATTTGAAGTAAATAACTATGACCATATTTTTCAAGATGAAAACAAAAAGAAAAAACCAATAAAAATAGAGTATAACTCTAGCGCAAAATCTAATTTATCAATTAAATCATTTGATGAAGAAATTTTTGGAGAAATTTTTCAAAATATCGAATTAAATTCTGACAATTTAAAAGAATTAAGTTCATGTGAGTTAATTGATATGTCATCTTCAAATATTCTTGAAAATAACTGCAAATCCGCAACAATAAAAAGTAGTTCTACCTGTTCATCAAGAACTTCTCACACATCATCTGAAAATAGCGATGATAAAGATTTTGAAGAAACAGAAAGTCAAGAAAATTCAGAAAATAATAAAGAAGACGATAATGAAGACTGGGAAGATATTGATGATGATGATACTAATGATACTGATACTGATATTGAAGAAACAATTGAAGCTACAATTCCACAGTTTCCAGTTCAAGTAATTGGCATGGAATACTGTGAAAATACATTTGATGACCTTATTTTATCAGATGAATTAAAAGATGAAAAAGAATGGTTTTCAGCATTTATGCAAATTATTATGATTCTAATTACTTATCAAAAAACTTTTGCGTTTACTCACAATGACCTTCACACAAATAACGTAATGTATAATAGCACAGATAAAAAATACTTATTTTATTGTTATAAAAAAAAATATTACAAAGTTCCGACATTTGGTAGAATATTTAAAATAATAGATTTTGGTAGAAGTATTTATAAATATGATGGCAAAATATTTTGTAGTGATAGTTTTCAAAATGGTGGTGATGCCGCAACTCAATATAATACAGAGCCATATTTTAATGATAAAAAACCAAGATTAGAACCCAATTATAGTTTTGATTTATGTAGATTAGCATGTTCTATATTTGACTATTTAGTTGATGACTTAGATGAAATTAAGGATATATCAAAATGTGACCCTGTAAAAAAACTAATTGTTGAATGGTGCTTAGATGATAAAGGGATTAACTTATTATATAAAAATAATGGTGTAGATAGATATCCTGAATTTAAATTGTATAAAATGATTGCTAGGTGTGTTCATAATCATACTCCTCAAGCACAATTAGAGAGACCAGAGTTTAAATCATTTGAATATGTTAAAAAAGACATTCCTAATGACGTAATTGACATTGATACATTTCCTAGTTATGTCTAAATTAAAAATAAATAAATACTTGTTATAAATATAATAAGTATTTATATTATATGGAATCATATGGATTTATAATAACAAGACACGTTAATTCTGAAAAAACTAATAAGTATTGGAATAAATGTGTTAGATGTATTAGAACTTTTTACCCTTTAAGAAAAATAATTATTATTGATGATAATAGTAACCAAAATTTTGTTAATGCTGACTTTAAATATTCAAATATTGAAATTATACAATCGGAATTTCATGGAAGAGGGGAATTGCTACCTTATTATTATTTTTATAAAAATCATTTTTTTGATAATGCTGTAATAATACACGATAGCATATTTTTTCATAAAAGAATTAATTTTGAAAAATTAATTGGACTTAAAGTTTTACCTTTGTGGCATTTTGAAGCAGATAAAGAAAATATAAATAAAACAATAATTATATCTAATAAATTAAAAAACCAAATAGAAATTCAAAAAAAACTTTCTTTAAATGATAATATTTTAGGATTAAATCACCAAAAATGGTATGGGTGTTTTGGAGTACAAAGTTTTATAAATTATAATTTTTTAAAATATATAGAAAAAAAATATAATTTATTTAATCTTTTGTCTATTGTAAAAAATAGAGAAGATAGATGCACACTAGAAAGAATTTTTGGAGCAATTTTTTATACAGAAGAAAATCATAATTTAACAAAAATGAAATCATTATTTGGAAATATATTTAACAATCAGAAATGGAAATATACATTTGATGATTATGAAAATGATATTAAACAAAAAAAAATATCAAAAGCTATTATTAAAGTTTTTTCAGGTCGTTAAGAATAATACTGAAAATAGAAATAAAAAATCATTAACATAGATAATAAAAAAATATATAAATTATTATTTGTTTCTTGATACTTATTTTTAAGAATTATCCTTGAATCAAAATATATTACTAAAAATATAAAAAAAATAATAAAACTAGGAAACGCTAATAAAAAACTCTTTATATTTTTCCAATTTGTAGTAGTTTTCATATAATAAATACACAAATTAATATTTTATTAATAAAATATTAATAAAATATATAAAATGAATAAATTGTTTATTTCTTTTCATGCGTTTTTATTATTATTTATATTTTTAGCAGGTGGATTAAATAAAATTATTAATTTTCAAGACACCGTTAATTCTTTGAAAACTCAGATAAATTCAATTGAATTAAACCCTATATTTATTATAGCAATTATCATTACAATTATTTATTTTTATATTATTTTGAATGTTCAAATGTATAATAAAAATAAGAAATTGTATTTATTTTTATTGTCAATAATAAGTATTACAATATTAGGAATACCATTTTTAGTGTTGTTTAAAAATTATTTAAAACAAGCTGGGACACTTATTTCACTGATATACAATACAACTATTTTGGGAGTAATAATGTTATTAATTTTTGGTAGTTTACTTGTATTGTATTCATTATGCACAAGTATGTATAAAGACTACGCATATGTTTCAACAATTGGGCTAGCAACATTTATTGCGATGACAATTTTAATTTTTCATTTTCCGACAAATAAATCAGAAATTATTTCATTCGCAAAAAATCTTTCTATTTTTGGTGGATTAATGTTATTATCTCAAGAATTTATTGTATAATTTATTTTATTATTTAAAATTCTGGATTGTCTGTGAAAACCTGAGGTGCTGATATAGATTCACTTGCTGTTTCTAATACAGGTTTTAATTGTTCCATAATAAAATACCCAGAAATTACACTAAAATATACTAGCAAAGTATCTCTTATTAATAATTTTAATGGTTTACTCTCGTTATCAACAAATCTCATTTCAATAAATTTTGAAATAAGAAAAACTATTGATATTACTGTAGCAACTACAAATATATTATCCATTTAAAATACTAAATCATATTCTTATTTATATTTTAACGCAAATTAATTCAAAACTTCAATTTCATCCAATAATAAATCTGGTAGTAGTTCCATTTTTGGTTCATCCATTACATGAATATCAAAATCAGATAATGAAACGGATTGGTTCGAAATATTTAATTTTATATTGTCATCGTCATCATCATCATCATATTTATGTTGTTCAGCTCTTTGTTTATTAAGCATTTCTAAATGTTCGATAGATTTTGGGGAATTAATAATAGATTCATTATTATTAGTATCACGAACATAATCACTATCATTAAATCTTATTTTTGATTCAGACTTCATATTTGTATTTTCAATAACAGTATCATTTAAATTAGAATCAGGAACCTTTACAATTTCATCTACATATTCTTCTTTTATTTCTTCCGTTACATCTTCTTCCACGGTTTCATCCATATACGCTTTCAAAATTGCTTCTACTGGTATGCT